TTTTTATAAAAAAATAACCTACAGGTCTTGTCAGATAAAAATTTTTTATTACCTTTGTAAAACATTTGAAAGAAGTGGTGATATTTATACAATACCTTTTTTATTTAAAAAAGTTCTTTTAAAAAAAAACAAAAAAAAATTTGGTAAATCAAAAAAGTTTACTATCTTTGTAAAACAAATCGGGAACGTCTGATTTAGTTCTTTGAAGAAATTGGTTATAGAAACAGTCTAGGTCCGTAGGGCTACTGTTGTATGTGAGGAAAGTGACTACGGGACTCCTTCGCATTTAAAGTGTAAATGAAATATGTTACCGCATCAGTTATAATAACCATAAAAAGATTTGACAGATTGAAAAAAATGTCTTATCTTTGTAAAACATTTGACAATCACCGAAAACAAATCTCACTATCGGTAGTTATAGAGTAAGGTTGTCAAAAAAAAACAAAAAAAGATTTGGTAAATCAAAAAAGTTTACTATCTTTGTAAAACAAAATCGGAAACGTCCGATATGTTCTTTGAATTATTGTATTATCCATCAGGATGTTTATGATGAGACCTTCGGGTTGATTCTGAGATAACTGAAAAAAGATAATCGGCCGTGTATGGTCGTTAAATAAACCACGAAAGTGGGATAAAGTGAATCTTCAAGTGTTAGTAGGTTCGCGTCTTGGGAAACCGAGGTCGAGTACACAAGTGGGATATCATCCGACCTTTAGTACTGAGGGCAACGCTTTAGGGAAAGTGGTTGGGTGGAACGGCAATGTGGATTGTCAGTCTGAGGAGGGAACTCCAATAAGAATAACCCATAGGTATCAAGCAAAAAATGTGGTCTCCAACTACATGATTGCGGTTACCAATATAAGAGGGGACTTAAAACCGAAAGGTAAGATAGAGAACGAGTGGTGTCGCTACTGTCCTTATCAAAGACTTACCAAAGTCTTGGTACGAAGTAATCTTAAAATATGGAGATGGGGACATCTCACGGAGTAGTTTGGTATTTCGTTTTCCAAAAGAGAACGAATCCTTCAACGGACCGCTACTTTGATTCATCCACAACACGTAACTTATACTAAATTAAGTAAAATTAACTAAAAATAAGCAAAAGTGTCCGTTAGGTATCAGTGAAAGGTGACTACATAGTAATGAGCCGTTCATTGCACATGAAGACCGCAAGTCTGACTGTATTCTTACCAAAAACCTCTATTCCCATAAGGAAGAGTCGGAGAGGCATCTTCGAAGAGAGTTAAGTAATAAGAGAGTAACTGATATCTCAAGAAGTGATTGGTCTAACCAATCGTCACTGAGGAATACTTCTCAAAAGGAAGTGGATATGTGGGGAATCAATAATCCTACTAAAGTTTCTCATAAACAGGTGTAATCTCAGCCTTATTTATAGCCAAATATAGTGGGATAGAGCAGTTGGTAGCTCGAAAGGCTCATAACCTTTAGGTCGGAGGTTCGAATCCTTCTCCCGCAACTAAGTGACTCCGTACGTGTTTTTTTAAATCATAACACCCACCACGAGTTTAAACTGAAGGAAAACATAATGATTTGGGTCTTTGCGTGTTTGTTTTATCTTGTGACTTCACGATTCTACCTCATAGAAAATATAAAAAGTAATAAGTACCAATCTGTCTTTGACACGACAACCTGAGGTGATATAGTGGTAAAAATTGTCAGGACTTTTTTTATAGGATGTGGATTTTGTTATAACCACGTTCCCTTTAAGTCTTAAAATTAATAAAGGGAAATAAACATACAAACGTTTAGGTTGTACACCAATCACAACTCACGATAGAAGTTAGGTAGAGGTTTCACTAATCACTACCTCGGGTTGAACTTACCGAGTGACAATGTTTAGGCTAAAAGGGAGATTTTGACTAGCCATCATTATCTCCCTTTTTTTTATTTCCTTTTTCTACACTCTCCATTATATTTTATTACCCTTGAGGTATAAAAAACAAAATCTTAAAATAATGGAAACATTTTATTTTACTTTAGGTGTCCTTTCGATTATTGCAATAATTTTTATTGTTGCTCTTGTTTGGGGGTTAGTTAAGGTTGTTAGAACAAAAAAAGATTTGGAAGATTTCAGAATATCTTATGAAAGAGATGTTGATTACGACCAAAGAATTTTAGACGAAAATAAACGTGAGTTAGACGTTACTGTTGACCACATCTATAGACGTATCAATGAACTTCATCAAGAATCTAAAAGTCATACTGACAAACGAGCTGACAAACTATTACAAATCATTGAGGGATTTAAATCCTAACAAAAAAACCCCACCTTATTAGGATGGGGTTTTTTATTTATTTGATTATACCAACATTTCTACCTCTAACCCACCCATCCTATAAATTAGATGTGCTGTGCATTCCGATATAGTATTTTTGATTAAAATTACAAATGGTTTTATAGATATAGTGGAAATTAGGTTTTTTTCTTGGCATTTTGTTCTTTTACTATAAATATTTCAAAATATAGTAAAAGAACAAAAATGTTAAATGCGGAGATAGAGGGACTCGAACCCTCGTAGTTGTTCATAACGATTATTAAGGACTACATGTTTAGGTCATTGTTTAATCTAACAATCCGAAATCCCACAGTTCCCTTATTATACAGTTCGGTTTACTGAGAACTTATCCTCTGCCATCTGATTATCCTCTGATTGGATAGAGTTTACATCTTTTATGGTAGATGTCACACCATGAAGACCGTTCTGTTCCTAGGTATAGGTCTATCTACCCGTTGTTTTTTTCGCCTTAGGCTACTGAAACATTTTCTTCAGTGCGGATTAATCCTACTGCAGAAAGTTTGTTGATAACGTTGCCGTGTATCGATTTAAACCAGTTTTACAAGGTTAGCTCAGCCTTGACATGCCCCGAACAACCAACTATGCCAGTCAATTCCAATTTACCCCCATGATGTTAAAGAACTATTGTTTTACAAATATACGAATAAATCTGACGATAACAAATTTTCAAAGTATTTATTTGATATAAATATGGCAGAGACAGAGGAAAACAAAAACGAAGCTTATGACGGTAGTCAAATCTTCTATGAAGATGATAAGGTTATGTTATTAAAATGTAACACTTTGGAGTCCGCAAAATATTTTGGGCCTCCATTTTTTTCTAAATATTATAAAAGATATCTTGATGCCGATAATTATATTATTGTTGATAAAGAAGGTGATTATCTTACTCCGACATTATCGTATTTAATTCACAAACCACATCAAGGATTAATTGAATATATTGGTTATGACAACAATAGTTTAACAATTACTGATATTCTTGATAAATTTCCTGAGATTACTGACAAAATTTACGACTTGATTGGTGTTAGTAACATTTATGGGGCATTAAAGAGAATTAGTGGTGGGGAAGAAATTGATGTATATAAGTTATCTGATATTGATGGATTAATTGGGGGATTCAAATTTAACAAGAACACTCCTGGTAAAAGTATGATTACACTTAAATTTGACGACTATGAGGACTATTTTAAATTATTTGATTTAGGTGAGGGGGATATATGGTTTTTAAAATCGTTATTTAGTTCATCATACCATTACGACTCAATGTTTTACCAAAGTGATATGGGATATCAAGATTGGGATGAGGGTTATTTAATGCAGGAGCTTAATGAGGAAAACATTGAGATAATTAAACAAATCTTAATTTATATTAAACCTGACATTGCAGAACTTAAGGATGACGACCAATATAAGGATGCTTCAGAATTATTGAGAGACGCTTTTAATAGACAAATTGACAACATTATTGATGACTACTCTCATGAAAAAGATTCCGCAATGCAAGAAGCGGCTGAGGAGGAAATACGAGAAGATTTATGTGACCCATTTCAAAATTACGGGTTATTTAACAAGTCAGGGTGTTTCTACTCATATGTAACAACCGTTAATGTCTTATTGGCAATGTATAATATTTCAAAAGAAAGACATGTGGACTTAACAGAGATGTTATCAACGATTGGCCATACATTGTCGGTAGGTCCTTATGAGGACTCTATGTACGAGTATGGTAGTGGAAATTTAGATATCGATTCTGTTAATAGAAACGCAAAGTATGAATTAGAAAAAATATTAGAAGAAATTGAGGATAGTAATAAGTATCCAAATCTAACTAAATTTAGAGAAATAATTGATAAAGTTTTATCACAATACGATTTAAATAGATATTATGGTTTAAAAAGAGGGGATAATAATGAAGGATTTAAAGTTACAAAATTAGACCCATTAACTAATAAAATATTTTTAACTTACTATAAGATAAGAAATGGTAAAGGTGAACCAAGAAGTTATACTCTTGAGGAATTCCAAGATTTCCTACATAATCCTGAATTATTTGAAAATAAAATATTGAATTTCCGAAAAAGGGTTTAACTTTGTGTTATGCAAAGAGACTACGAACTTTTAAAGAGTGTTTTGTCCGTTCCATCCAAAACGTACCAAGAAGAACAAATGGTTAAGTTTATAACCAATTGGTTATCTGAAAACAATATCCCGTTTTTTGTTGATGGAATGTCTAACATTTACGCAACAAAACAAACCGATGAAAATATTGAATATTTTCCATGTGTTGTTGCACATACTGATACCGTCCATAACATCGATACAATCAATATTCGTGAGGGGTTATTACCAAACGCTCAGAATCAAATGAAACCGTCCTTAAAGGCGTATAATGATAAGGGTAATCCAACAGGTATTGGTGGTGATGACAAATGTGGAATTTATGCTTGTTTGGAGTTATTAAAAGAACTTCCTAACTTAAAGGCTGCGTTCTTTGTATCTGAAGAAACAGGTTGTCATGGCTCAAGAAAGGCCGATAAAAATTTCTTTAAAAATGTTGGTTATGCAATTGAATTCGATGCTCCTGGTAATTGGATGGTTTCCGAATTTTGTATGGGGGTTCAATTATTTGATAGAGATACTGAATTTTTTACATCTTGTGATGAGGTGTTGACAGAGGGATTTGAGAAAAGACAAAAATACCAATCTCACCCCTATACTGACGTATATGCGTTAAAACAACTTTTTGATTTTTCATGTATTAATTTTGCAATCGGGTATTACAATTATCACACACCAAACGAATATGTTGTAATCGAAGATGTTTATAGTGGAATCGAAACAGGTAAAAAAATGATTGAGAAATTGGGGTATACAAAACATTCCTTTACCCCTAAACCAAAAAATAATTACATACTATTTGATTAAAAAAAAAAGGGGAATTAATTTTCCCCTTTTTTCTTTTTAGTCTTTTTAACTATCTTTAGTTTAACATCGGTGTTATCGACATATAGAATATAACTAAGGTCTTCAAAAATAACTCCTTTTAAAACTTCTTCAGAAATAAAATCCTCAACTTTGTCTTGGATAGCTCTCTTTAATGGTCTTGCACCATAGGTTTCATCAAAACCAACTTCTGAAATTAAATCCAATACGGATTCATCATAAGTTATATTATATTTTAATTTAACTAATCTTTCACAAAGTTTATCCATTTCTAATTTAACGATTTGTTTAACTTCATCTCGTTTTAATGTGTTAAAAATAACGACCTCGTCAATTCTGTTTAAAAATTCAGGAGCAAAGAATTTTTGAAGTTCTTTTTTCAACATGTCTCGTTTATGTTCTTCCTTAACGTAAGTGTTTGATGAAGTTTTAAAACCAACTCCTGTTCCAAAATCTTGTAGTTTTTTAACTCCAATATTTGAAGTCATAATGATGACACAATTTTTGAAATTAATTTTTCTACCTAATCCGTCAGTGATATGACCATCGTCTAATACTTGTAACAATGTTGAAAAGATGTCTTTGTTTGCTTTTTCAATCTCATCAAATAAGATTACAGAATAAGGTTTGTTTTTAACCTGTTCGGTTAATTGTCCTCCTTCATCATAACCAACATATCCTGGAGGAGCGCCAATTAAACGAGATATGGTATGTTTTTCTTGGAATTCTGACATATCCATTCTAATCAAATTCTCCTCACTACCAAACATTTCTTTAGCCAATTGTTTTGCCAAATGTGTTTTACCAACACCTGTTGACCCCAAGAAAATAAAAGACCCAATTGGTTTGTTAGGGTCTTTAATACCCAATCTATTTCTTCTAATAGACTTTGCAATTCTTGACACCGCTTCAGATTGACCAATAACTTTACTACCTAATCTTTCGTCTAATTTGGCCAATAATTGAGTCTCATTAGCATTTAATTTAGATAGTGGAATCTTAGTCATATTTGAAACAACTTCGTATACCAATTCGACAGTGACCTCTTTCTTTTGTGTTTGTAATTCAGACTCAAATTTTTTCTTTTCTGAATCTAACTTATCTAAAATTCGTCTTTCCTTATCTCTTAGACTTGCGGCCTCTTCATAGTTTTGTTTTTTAACAACATTAAGTTTTTCTTGTTTAATGTCCTGAGCCTGTTCTTTTAACTTCTCAATAATTTCGGGCATCTTCACCTCAACTTGACTTCTAGCTCCAACCTCATCAATAATATCGAACGCCTTATCTGGAAATTCTCTATCTGTGATATATCGTTCAGCTAAATCAACACATAGTGATAAGATTTCGTCAGAATATTTTACTTTATGATAATTTTCGTATCTCTCTTTACTGTGTTGTAGGATTTGGATTGTTTCCTCTTTTGTTGCGGAATCGACAATTACCTTTTGGAATCGTCTTTCTAAGGCTCCGTCTTTTTCAAAATTCTTACGATACTCATCTAAAGTTGTTGCCCCAATACATTGGATTTCTCCCCTTGCAAGTGCGGGTTTAAAGATATTTGATGCGTCCATTGAACCAGATGAATTACCTGCACCAACAATTGTGTGTATTTCATCGATAAAAATAATAATACTTGGTGCGTTTTGAAGTTCTTCAATGATTACCTTCATACGTTCCTCAAATTGTCCACGATATTTTGTTCCAGCAACTATTGAAGTCATATCTAAAGATAATATTCGTTTATCCATTAAATTTCTTGGACAATCTCCGTTAAAAATTTTAATTGCCAATCCTTCGGCAATTGCGGTTTTACCACAACCTGGTTCACCGATAATGATTGGATTATTTTTCTTCCGTCTTGAAAGGATTTGAGCAATTCTTGTTATTTCTCTCTCTCGACCGATTACAGGGTCTAATTTACCTTCTTCAGCTAATTTAATTAGGTCTCTACTAAAGTTGTCTAAAACAGGTGTGGCAGAATCACCACTACTTCTTTTATCTTTAATAGGTTCGTTACCATCTTTTGATTCTATCATGTAAGTGTTTTTTTTAAATATAATCTTTAATTTGGTAATTTCAACTCAAACAACGTTATATTTATAAATATGGATATGATAAAACATTATACAAAATATATCACAACTTTAAAGGCCGATGAAGATATTTTAGAAACATATAGAGAATTAAGACGAGCGTTCCGAAGAGAAGGATGGACTGAAAAAGACTTGGAGAAACCACCTTACTACCCAAATGATATTATGAAAAATTTTCAAAAATTTAGTTCTTTACATTCAAAATTATTTGAAGAATTAAAAGGTTTCTTTCCAGATATTGACCATAATGAATTTGTTGAGTATCTTAAAAATAAAATGGCATTAATTGATTTAGAAATACCTTTAAAAAATGGCGATAAAAAAAGAACAGATAATCGGAACGAAGATTATTAATGAGATAGATTCAAGTAATCTAACAAAAACAGAATATGATACCGAAAGTAAAAAACTAATAATTGAGTTTAAAAACGGTATGAAATACGAATATGATGAAGTCCCTCATCAATTATACACTCAGTTTAGAATGTCCGAATCTCAAGGAAAGTTTTTCAGCACTAAGATTGCAAAAACATTTAAATATAAAAAATTGTAACAAATTGAATTACTCAAATATTTATTTTTGATGAGTAACCTAAAAAACATTTTAAACAGTTTTCATTTAAAGGATGAATTAAATCCAAAGATATGGAAATCGTCAGGAAATGACGAAAAAACGATGAACCCTAAAGTTAGGACTCATCTATTAGAAATTGCCTATGATTTTATCGAGTCATTAGATGTTGATATTATTATTAGTGATATCATAATGACGGGGTCATTAGCAAACTACAATTGGTCCAATTATTCAGATGTCGATATTCATATTATTGCCGATTACCAACAATTCCCTAAAAATACTCAAGAATTATATAGTGATTTATTTCATTTAAAGAAAACTGTTTATGGTCTTAAACATAAGATTACTATTTTTGGTTATGATGTGGAATTATATGTTGAGGACGAATCAATTAGAAAAGAAGTACAAAGTGCTGGTAGATACTCAATCCTAATGGATGAATGGGTTGTAGTACCATCAAAAGAATCCGTTGATATTAAAATAAGTGAGATTCGAGAAAAGGTTCAAAAATGGATGTCAATTATAGACGGTGTTGAAGAGAACATACAAGATGAAGACATAGAAACCGCTAAAAAACTAATAAAGAAATACACAACAAAAATTAGAAAGTTTAGGGAATGTGGTTTAGAAAAAGGTGGAGAATACTCCGATGAAAATCTTGTATTTAAAATATTAAGAAGAAACGGGTACTTAGAAAAGATTAAGGAAATGAAAGACAAATTAATCGATAAAAAACTTTCATTGAAGGAATCTACCACAAATATTGGTGGAACATTTTTATCCGATTTAGAAAAAATTTCAAAATCAGGAAAAGAATATATGAATCTAAAAAACCGTAAATCAAAAATTTCTTATGATAAAGACGTTGAAAAGATACAAATTGCGTTACAGTTTTTAGGATATTCATTACCAAAATGGGGTGTTGATGGTTTATATGGTCCTGAAACGGAATCGGCTGTTGTGTTATTTGAATTGGGTAATGGTATAAATCCTGATGGTAAATTATCTGAAGAAGATATTACTAAATTAATTGAGTTATTAATCTCGAAAAATTTTAAAGACTCCGACTTAAGTAAAATCCAAACTAAGTCCAATTTTAAAAATATTAATGTTGGAAATGACAAAGATTTTTATACTGAAATATTAACGGGTGTTGGTGCTCCAATTACCGATGAAAATTTAAAATTCTTTTACGCTTGGAGAAAGGGTGAGGGTGGTAAGGCTACTAACAATCCATTTAATACGACATTTAAGTTAAGTAAAGATTCAGGAATTAGTAACTACAATAGTGCTGGAGTTAAAAACTATTCAACACCTAACTATGGTATTGAGGCAACCGTTAAATCACTATTATTACCTTATTATACATGTATAGTTGATGGTTTAAAGTCCGATATTGGTTCTGATAAATTAAGTAAATGTCCGTCCTTAAAAACTTGGGGTACTGGAGATTTAGTTGCAAAAGTTTTATCGAAGGATGATATAACACCACCTAAAATATATGCCTAAGTTTATTTTTAGAATTAATAAAAGATAATTTGGGTTAATCGGTATATTTATATATAAAATAATTTAAAAAACAAAAAACATTAAAATGGGAAATTTAAGACCGATTGGTAGTGAAAAACTACAGGGTATGGATAAGATTAATCGCATGATTGAGATTGCAAGATATAAAGAAAATATCCCGCAACCTGTTAATGAAGACAAATCAAACGAGTATAATAAAGTATTATCCGATGGTAACACATATAATATTGTTAAAGAAAAAAGTGGATACGTAATTAAAAAAGGTATTAATGAGTCAACTCAAGAATATATTGAGCCTATGAAAAATAGAAAATATTATTCATCATACTCTCAGGCATTAAAAAGATTAAATCTAATTACCAAAGAAATTAATGTTTCTGAAGGTTATACTAAAAATTTATCGTTATTCGCCGAAAGTGAAGACCATAGTGACAGATACACTTTAAAAATGCCAACTGACGAACAAGCGGCACCCGCACCATCTCCCGCACCAGCACCTGAACCAGCACCAGCTCCCGCACCTGAACCAGCACCTGCTCCCGCTCCAACACCTTCACCCGAAGACGATATGGGAATGGAAGACGATATGGGAATGGAAGATGAGATGGGAACTGAAGAAGGACAAGAAGATGGTCCAGTAACATTAAAAACTATTCAAAAATTAACAGGTAAATTAGCACAAAAATTAAGAGCTTTTTCATCTGATGAAGAAAACAAAATGACCTCTAACGATACAAAATACGTGATTAATTCGGTATTATCGGCACTTGATTTAAATTCATTAGAAGAAGAGGACAAAGAAGAAATTATGTCTAAATTTGAGGGTGAAGAAGGAATGGGTGAAGAAGGAATGGGTGAAGAAGGAATGGGTGAAGAAGGAATAGAAACCGAACCACCTGCAGAACCTGAAGGTGAAATGGGTGAAAGTATGTATGGGTCATTCGGTAATATGAGAAGAAATGACTATAAAGGTGACACCTATTATGATGAAAATGACAGAATGGCTAAAGATTCTGAAATCTACGGTGTAGGTAATTATGATGATTTTGATACTGAAGAATTTGATAGTTTTCAAAAGTTACAAGATAAATACGGAGATAAACAAAAGTGGTTTAGTAATAATGACGGAGAAAAAATGTTTAATCTCTATAAAGAAAAAACTGGTAGACCATTTAAAGTGAAAACCAAAAAATCTGAAATGGGAGAAGATTTTATGAGTGACGATAAAGATAAGATTAAGGACCCTGAAGCCTTTGTTAAACGTTTATTTACAAATGAAGTAAGTGATATTGATGATGATGTTGAAGAGTATCCAAGACACAGACCAAGAGGACCTAGAAAAATTAATGACCATAGAATATCAGATGACCACGCAAGTCACATGGAAGAGATGATTGAGGGAATGTTCTCAGAATCTAAAGTAGATAATATTTTAAAAAAATATTTTAAAATTGACGAAAGAGAAAGAGTTTTAACTGAACAAAAAAAGAAAAAACAATTAACTGAGTCAGAAAAAAACAAAAAAACCGCTCAAAGAATTAAAAGTTTATCGGAAAGTATCTCTCAAGAGATATCTTCAACAAAAATTATCACAAAATACCCAAAAGCGAAACTTTTAGGAAAGAATAAAAATAATAACTTAGTATTTGAATATAATAATAAAACACTTAGAGTAACACCTAAAGGTAGTATTCTATGAGTTATTTAATTTATGTAAATGAATTAGGACCAAACTATAAAGGAGATAATATTTACGAATTTATTTTCTCTGTAGATTTGGAAAGTATTTGGGGAGACTCTTGGGAATCTAAACCATCTAACGGATATCCATCACCACCTGATTTGGAACACATAAATAAAGTTGGGGTTTTAAAAAACGATAAAATAACTTTATCGGTAATACAAAATTCTGATTATTTTTCAATGATGGATGCAATTGATGGTGTAATTGCTTTATCTTGGGAGAACGAAACCGAAACAACTAATTTTGAGGTAAACAAAAGATTAGTGTTTAGATTCGGAGAAACTGAGGAATCGGTTAAAAATAAATTGTATGAAAGGGACATAGTTCTTGAATTCGAAAAAAAAGTAGTTTATGAAAACTAATAATAGAAAAATACTTCAATTAATTAACCACGGATTTAGTGGTTCACTTCTTTCTGATTTGAATGAGGGACAAATAAATGCTTTACATAGTAGATTATCAGAACAAGTAACTCCATTACCGGCAAAACCATCTTATAAAGTTGGTGATAAAGGGGGGGCATTACCACCAAGTGATAAAGGTTACGCAATTAAAAAAAATCCTAGTGATAATTCAGTAACTGCAACACCTATGGAAGAAGATTCGACATTAGATGTTGTTAATGACCCTGACGCAAGCGCTGATGGGATGGGAATGTTTGAAGATAAAGAACTCCAAGAAAAATTCGAATCAAAAAAACAACAAAAATATTTCTTTGCAAAATGTGGTGATGGTAAAACCAAAGAACAAAAAAAATGGTGTAAAATGGCCGAAGAATTTGCAGAAAAAACAAATTTTAAAAAATTACCTGAAAAGAAAAAAGAAACAAAAGAAACATTTGATATGGGAGACTATTATAAAAAAGTTGCAAGCACTGCCGCAGGATTGACTAAAAAGAACTTAAACCAAATTTCACCAAGTGTTAGTATGGGTGAAAGTGAACTTGAGAAAAGAATCATGAGATTAGTCGAAAAACATATTACCCCTAAAATGTCTAAAAAAGATTTCTTATCTTTAGTGTCTGAACAAGAAACTAAACCAAAGATTAAAGAACCAATAACGAAACCAAATGAACCTTCAACTCCTTATAGTCCTAAACCAGGACCTAAAAAGGCTCCAAAGGCACACAAACGTGAGGTTGATGAACAAGATGTAGCACCATCTAAACCAAAGATTAAAGAACCAATAACAAAACCAAATGAACCTTCAACTCCTTATCGTCCTAAACCAGGACCTGAGAAGGCACCTAAGGCATCTAAAGGAAAATTACCAAGTTGGTTGTCATTTAAATCAATAGGAATTAAATTAAAATAATATGAGCTTGAATTTAAAAATGGAAAAAATACTAAGAACTAAAAGACAATTAGAGAAAAAATCTTTATCTGAAGGTTTAACAAATAGAGAACGTTCTCTTTTAACCGAAATTAAATCAAGTTTAAGAGAGGCTCCGATTGATTACGAAGGACCTGAAAGAATGGAACCCGGGATTGAAAGGAAAATTACTTCTAAAGAAACTCCGTATCACAAACATCCTGCGATGCCAGGTGGAGATAGAGATTTTATTGAGGTGGTTTCGTCTAAACGATTTAAAGACTCTGTGGAAAAGGTTAGACGTTATTTAGGTAATACGGCTCCACTACAAGGTGCAAATCCTTTAATGAACCTTATGGGTATGGCTATGGGAGGTTTACAACAAATCTCAAGAATAGAAAGTCAAAACAAAGAATATCTTGAAAATTTGGCAATTGATTTGGTTAAGAAAGAACTTGGAATTCCTAAAGGTTCGTTACAATTTGACGCCAAATTAGTTCATGGTGGTATGAGTGCCGCCAAAGGTATGAGAACAGAACCTCAAGAACCTGAAGAAGAAGAAGTTGAAGATGCGTTTAAAGAGGCGGAAGAACACACTGAAGATTTATTAAATTTTGCAGATGCGTTTGAACAATTCAATTTAGAAAAGGCAAAAAGAAGATTTATTAACTCATTAATACAAGGGGCAGCATTTAAAGGTGGTCATATGTATGTTTTGGTTGGTGAAGAATTAAATAGATTAGACCCACAATTATTAAACCTTTATGGTGTGACACAATCATTGATGGAACATATGTATTGGATATATCCTGATATGGAAGGAATGGCTGGTGGAGGCGGTGGACAAATGGGTCAAAGTGAAGTTGACGAACAAACCGACCCACCAACAGTTAAAGCAAGAGCGGCAACATTCCCATTACTTATTCACGAGTTAGTAAAAGGTGTTTATGAGGTATTTGGTACCCATGGTTTACCTGACGACCCGAAACAACAAGAATTGGTTATGAACGCTGAAGATACGTTACCTGCTGAGATTTGGGATTCAAGATTAGGCCCTGTATTTTGGGAGAAATTTATTGACACATATCCTGCGGAATTATTCGAAGATGATATGAAACATATCCAACATTATCTTTTCATGAGATTCTCTAAGTTAGATGCTAAAGAATTTTTTAGAGTTGCAAAATTGATTTTAAATGGTGACCCACAAGGAACTCAATTTATCCAAAGAATGGTTGACGAAATTGTTAAGGATTTGAAGAAACAAGATTACGAAGATAGTATGAATAATGACGATGATGAAGATGATGACTTAGATGACATTGATTTATCTTCTTTAGGTTTTTAAAATAAAGATTAAATTTATATAAACCCTCATTTATTAATTTAAATGGGGGTTTTGATATTTATATAAAAATGGTTTTATGACTTTAACAAAAGAACAGTTATTAATGGAGTATGTAAAATGTATGAGGGACACACCTTATGCGTTAAGAACATACTTACAAACATATGATAACACTGTGTCAAAATATGTCCCATTGGAATTATTTCCTGACCAAATTTCATTGCTAGAGGATTATGAGAACTATAATGAAAACATTGCTTTAAAATACCGACAGGCTGGAGTAACCACAGTAACCGCAGGATGGGCATCAAAAAAATTAGTTTTCGCTAAAAAAGAACGACCTGAAAAAATTCTAATTATTGCAAATAAGTTGGATACTTCTGTTGAGATGGCGAATAAAATTAAGGCATTTGTGTCTCAATGGCCGTCATGGACTAATGCAGGGTTTTCACTTGATAAGAACTCACAGAAACATTATAAATTAACTAACGGATGTGAAGTTAAAGCGGTTGCAACATCAAAGGATGCTTTACGTGGATTTACACCGACAATATTAATATTTGATGAGGCGGCCTTTATCGAAGCCGACAGTGATTTTTGGTCTGCTTGTATGGCGTCCCTATCTACAGGGGGTAAAGTGATTGTCGTTTCAACACCGAATGGTTATGATGCAATTTATTACGAAATCTATGACCAAGCATTAAGAAACATGAACGATTTTAAAATCACTGAAATGTTTTGGTATAGAGACCCAAGATATACTAAAGATTTATATCTTGTTAAGACAGATAATGTTATTCATTATTTATTAAACAAAGAAGAATACGATAAAGATAATATTATAAGTTGGGGTGATATTTCATTTGATGACAGAGACTACATTAAACTTAGAGAAATTATGGACGAGGGATATAAACCTTGTTCTTCTTGGTTTGAGGGGATGGTTAAAAAACTTAAATACGATAAGAGAAAAGTATCACAAGAGTTGGAGTGTAATTTTTTGGGGTCAGGTGATAACGTATTTGATTCGGTATTATTACAAAAGATTCGTGAAAATATGATAACTGAACCCCAAACTAAAATGATGGGGAATGCTTTATGGATATGGAAAGAACCTGTTATTGGTCACAAGTATGTTATGGGTGTCGATGTCAGTCGTGGAGATAGTGAGGATTTTAGTTCGTTCCAAATAATTGATTTTGATACGAGAGAACAAGTTGCCGAATATGTTGGTAAATTACCTCCTGACACAATGGCCGAGATTTGTTATAAATGGGCTAATATGTATTCTTGTTTTGTTGTGATAGATATCACAGGGGGTATGGGAGTCTCAACTGCAAGAAAGATGCAGGAAATGGGTTACAAGAATCTTTATGTTGACGGTGTGGATAGTGCAAACAAATGGAAATACGACCCTAAAGCCTTAGAAAAAATTCCTGGAATAAATTTTAACAATAAACGAGTTCAAATAATTGCGTCTTTTGAAGAGGTTATGAGACACGATTTTAAAATATATAGTGCAAGACTCTATAATGAGATGAATACGTTTATTTATATCAGTGGTAGACCTGACCACCAAAAGGGTCACCATGATGATTTAATTATGTCTATTGCTATGGCGACATATGTTGCCGAATCATCTTTTAGTAATTTAACTAAAGTAACTGAACATACTAAGGCTATGTTAGATTCTTGGTCGGTTAATAATAACCACTCCGCCAGTAAACAAATTGAATTCAATCCTGTAATGCCTTATGGTGGAGACAGAATTAACCAATTCTCAAATACTAATGTTGGTCGTGAGGAATATGCGAAATACGGTTGGTTATTTGGTGGTCGTTAATATTTATAATAAAACAAAACAATGGGATTAGTAGGAAGAAAAAAATCAGGTAGAAAATTCAATGGAAGTAAATTGAATGTTCCTGGTCAAGGTATAAGTTCAGTAAAACCCGGTGGAGATAACAATATTAATCGACAGGGGGGGTCTGACAACAACGCAAATAATAATACCAAAAACAAAGGGAATTCATAACTATTTAGTTATCCCTAATAAGAATTAAATTTAGAATATGGAAAATAACGACAATGGAAATTTAACAGTATGGCAAAGGTTATCCCACGCATTTGGACCTAACGCCCTGTTAAATCAGGATTACCCAACATATAAGTTTGACAGAAAAGACTTATTAAAGACTACTTCTAAACAAGAATACGATAAAGAGTTATTACAAGCTCAACAAACATATTACTTAGCAAATCAATGGACAAAGATTGAGAGTAACATGTATACCCAATCGATTTATTATGAACCAACAAGATTGTCATCATTTTACGATTACGAATCTATGGAGTATACTCCTGAAATTTCTGCGGCGTTAGACATTTATGGTGAAGAATCAACAACGGTTGATGAGAACGGATATATGTTACAAATCTATTCTGAATCAAAAAGAATCAAATCAATACTAGCCGATTTATTTAATAATGTGTTAGATATTAATACAAACTTACCTATGTGGGTAAGAAATACATGTAAATATGGCGATAACTTTGTCTACCTAAAATTAGATTCGGATAAAGGTATTGTTGGTTGTATGCAACTTCCAAACATCGAAATTGAACGTTTGGAGAGGGGAATGCCAGCTCAAGCGGCAAAACAAAACATTGATGAACCTATTGAAAACAAAGGTTTAAGATTTAAATGGAAGGCTAAGGACATGGAGTTCAATTCATGGGAGATTGCTCACTTTAGATTATTAGGTGATGATAGAAAACTTCCCTACGGTACTTCCATGTTAGAAAAGGCAAGACGTATTTGGAAACAGTTATTGTTATCTGAAGACGCGATGTTAATTTATAGAACATCAAGAGCTCCTGAAAGAAGAGTATTTAAAGTATTTGTCGGTAACATGGATGATAAAGATGTTGAGGCATATGTACAACGTGTTGCAAACAAATTTAAAAGAGACCAAGTTGTTGATAAAAATACAGGAAACGTAGATTTACGATTCAACCAAATGGCGGTTGACCAAGATTACTTTATTCCTGTTCGTGACCCCGCACAAGCAAATCCTATCGATACATTACCAGGGGCACAGAACTTATCGGAAATCGCCGATATAGAATACATCCAAAAGAAATTATTAACCGCACTACGTGTTCCTAAAGCTTTTTTAGGTTTTGAAGAAATTGTTGGTGACGGTAAAAATCTATCGTTAATGGATATTCGTTTTGCAAGAACCATTAATAGAATTCAAAAATGTATGATTGCTGAAATGAATAAAATTGCAATCATTCACTTATTCCTATTAGGGTTTGAGGACGAGTTATCAAACTTTACATTAGGTTTAACTAACCCATCATCTCAAGCGGACTTATTAAAAGTTGATTTGTGGAAAGAGAAGATTATACTTTATAAAGACGCGGTTACCGCTATCGAAGGTATCGCCCCTGTATCAGTATCATGGGCCAAAAAACATGTATTAGGGTTCTCTGATGAAGAAATTAAACTTGATTTACAACAACAACGTATTGAGAAAGCGGTTGGTGCTGAGTTAACAAACACCGCAACAATCATTACTCATTCAGGAATATTTGATAACGTTGACAAACTATACGGTAATAAATCAGGGTCAACCGCAAATGCTGGAGGAGCTCCACCACCTCCAGGAGGTGATGAAGGGGGAGGAGAATCAATGCCACCACCACCCCCACCTGAGCCAGGTGAAGGTGCGGGAATGACACCAGAATCTTTTAAACGAGATAACTTAAAAATTCTATTAGAATCAAACTCATTAACGGATGAGGATTCATATATTGATTTATCCAAGGGAAAAAATTCTTTAGGAGAAATGGAGGCTCAACTGAGTAAACTTCTAAAAGATTGATATTTATAATAAAAAAACGAAAATGATTAAGTTTGGTATATTAAAATCTAAGATAGAAAAAGTTTTATTAGAATCATATTCTAACGATACTTTTAAAGATGAATTAAAAAATTTTAAAAAATTAGTATTAGAGAATAAAAATATCAGTAAGATATTTTATCTATACGATGAATTAAGTTCTAAGAAAGGTTTAAAGGAAAATACGGTTAATGATTATATACATGAGTGTATTACCATGTATGAAAATACCATTAACAAAATTAAATCTTCTGAGTTAAATAATCTAAAGACTTGGGTTGGTAATGTTAAATCAGAAAACCTATACGAAACTGTTGATGGATTATTTTCAACTGACGTATTAACTATCGAATCTAAAATCAAAAGTAAAAAATTGATTAAAGAATCTTTAATGGTTCCCAAACCAATTAATAAAGAAATTATACAATTACCACTAACTACCATGGTGAGTGTTGCAAATAAAACAATCTCAAGTTATATTAATGGATTAAATGAATCTGAAAAGAAAGATTTAATGAAATTTTTATCTACAGACGATTCTGTCTTAAAAGAAAATTTTGATTCAATTAAAGGAGAGGTAATTGTAAAATTAAAAGCGTTGCAAGAAGATTCTGATATCGGTACATTAAATACGATTACCGAAACAATTGAAAAAGTTGAATCAGAAAAGTATGACAAACTATCTTATTTTAAATTAAAAAATCTTAAAGAAACTCTTTAATCTTCGTTAGATTTAAACTTTTGTTGAACGTATTTTGATTTCTTCATTATTTCTCTATTTTTCACAGAATTTTTAACGAATGTTTTACGTCCATTTAATTCAGACATTTGTCTTGTTTTAATGACCTTACTTTTGTACATTTTTAGGGCTCTTTCAAGATTACCCTTTTCCACTTTGATTATTAGCATATATTACAAATATCTTTCCATTTTAATTTATTTTGACTATTGGAACAATAATACCTATTTTTTTGGAAAATAAACTATAAAAATATGGAAATTAATGAAAAAGGGGAAAACCTCACAAATCCAAGGATTCAAGTCTACAAAAGTCGTGTATGGCACGGTAGACTCAATAAACTTTAAATCACTTTATTTAAATCTTCAAACATGGGTAGAACCAATAAAAGACACAGAGAATTGGAACAGGGTTGTTTTAAATCTAAGTCGGGAAATAAGACACATTGTACATGGTAGTATTGATAGACACTTATTTGACGATAACTTTATTGTTGATTTAGATTTACGGTCAAGTGGATTGTCTACAGGAAAAAAATCATTCTTAAATTTAGAAATTAACATTTACCTAAAAGAACAAGAAACAGACTTCAAATCAATTAGATTACGAGATTCTCTGAAAAAAATGACAAAAGACATTCTACAACGAAGTTTTAATGAACACGAATACTTTAAGTTTTACCCAACTAAAAATGGTAAAAGAAAAGAATTAGTAACACAAATAGATAATCTTTAATATTTATTGTTAAATAAACAAATGAATAATACAGTAACTTTTATTTATTTATTAAAGGACCCAATAACTTTAGATATTAAATACATTGGTAAATCAGATGACCCAAATAATAGATTAACGGAACATATTCGTAAGTCTAAATACAAAAACACCTATAAAAATAATTGGATTAATGGTCTACTTAAATCAGGAAACCTACCAATCATGGAAATTATTGATATTGTTGAAAAAAATGAATGGAGTGATTCTGAAAAAAAATGGATTTCTCATTATAAAAAACTTGGGTGTAAATTAACAAATTTAACAGATGGTGGGGATGGAGGTAATTTTGGAGATGAGGTTAATAAGTTAATTTCTCAAAAATTAAAAAATAGAGTTTTTAGTAGTAAAACGATAAAATTAATGAGCGAATCGGCAAAAAAAAGAAAAATGTCTGATGAGGGTAGAAAATTGTTATCCGAAAAAAGAAAAGGCAAAAATAATTCTATGTTTGGTAAAAAACAATCCAAGTACTGTATTGAATCTAAATATAAACCAGTTATCCAATATTCGTTAGATGGTAACATATTAAAAGAATGGAAATCATTAAAGGAAGTTTCCGAGTATTTATTAATAAATCGAAACACAATCAGAATGGTTTGTAATAATCAAAGAAAAAGTGCTGGAGGTTATAAATGGAAATTTAAACAAAACGACAATGTATATTAATATTAAAAATGAAATAAATAAAAAATTAATTCTTGTTGAATACGATGCTGGGTATATTTCACCAAAAAGTGAACAAAATTCTTACATATTAGAATCAACGAATATGTTGGACCATTCTAAACCATTTGAGTTTTATGCGGTTTTACAAAAATATAATACACCTAATAGAAACGGTAGAATATATCCTGAACGTATCCTTAAAAGAGAAGCGGACAATTATAAAAAACTAATCCAAAAGGGAACCTCTTTATCTGAGTTAAATCACCCCGAATCATCACTAATTGATTTAGACCGAGTGTCTCATTTAATTACAGATGTTTGGTGGGAAGGACCAACCTTAATGGGTAAATTAAAATTATTGACAAGTCCAGGATTCCACGAAAGAGGAATTGTATCGACTAAAGGAGATATGGCGGCAAACTACTTAAGACAAGGTGTAACCCTTGGTATCTCATCAAGAGGTGTTGGGTCTTTAAAAAAGATTGGTGAACAGAATGAAGTACAAGACGATTTTGAGTTAATCTGTTTTGACTTAGTTTCTTCTCCATCAACACCAGGAGCGTATCTTTTCTTAAATAAAGAAGATAAAGGTAATTTTGAAGAGAACATTGAAGAAGAAAAAAGAATGTCGGTAGAAAGACATGTTGGGGATTCAGGAAACAAATCGCTTGACTTAATGAAAAAATTGAACGATTATTTAGGAAACAGATAAAAAAAAATTATTAAACATGGAACAAGGAGAAAAGTATTTCGTAGCAAAAGTTACAATTGATTCAGTAGATTCTGAATCAGGAAAAATTAAAAAATTAAGAGAAGAAAAATTAGTGAACGGATTCACCCCAACTGATGTTGAGGCAAAAGTAACTAAGATTTTCGGGTCGTATACCCAAGATTGGAGAATTACGGCAATTGTTGAAAGTAAAATTAATGAAGTAATAGAGTAAATTAAATTTCAATAATAAATTAAAAGGAGACCCAAAAGGTCTCCTTTTTTATTTTTTGTCAAATGGGTGATATTTATTAATTAATAAATAAACGGATTGGAATTGAGTTAAATTAAACTTTTTTCACAATTGGTAATATTTATATATAAAAATATAAAACTCACAATGGCAAAAGAAAAATCATTAGTAGAAGATGCAATCATTCAAATGAAAAATTTGGAAGAAGCGGTTGCCGAAAACGCAAAAGGAATACTTGCTTCAACAATGTCGCAAGAAATCAAAGAATTGGTAAAAGAATCTCTATTTGAACAAGAATCAGATGACGAGGTTGAAGACGATGCGGATATGGACATGGATGACATGGACATGGATGTTGATAACCAAGATACAGACGTTGAAGACGAAGACATGTCAGATGATGACATGGCAGAACCTATCGACTTAACTGACAAATCAGACGAAGAAGTTCTTCGTGTATTCCAATTGATGGGACCTGATGATAATATCGTAGTAACGAAAGACGCTGGCGGTAATATCAATCTTAAGGATACCCAAGCAAACAAAGAATATATGATTGTTGGTGAAGGAGTTGAAGAGGAAGGCATGGAGTTTAATGAAATGTTTGGCGACGATGACAACATGGAGGTTGATGAGGACGAAGAATATTCTGACGAATTTGAATCTATCGATGAAATCGTTGAAAAAGTTTTTAACGAGGATGACTCTTTTGGAGATTCTGAAGACGATGAATTTAGTTCATCTGAATTTGGTGAAGAAGACGAAATGGATGGTGAATCTGAAGTTGTTTATGAAATCTCATTTGATGATGACATGGAAGAAGAATACGACATGGAAGAAGAATACGACATGGATGAAATGAATATGTACGAATCTAAGTCAGGTAAGAAAACTATCAAACCAAAAGGAGTTGGAATGGGAAAAGGTCCTAACGTAAAAGTTTACTCTAAAAATCCAAATCAAGGAACAGGTTTCAAAACAAAAATGAAACAAGGTCCTAGAGCGGTTGGTACGGGTAAAGCAAAATTTGAATATAAGGAAGGTGAAAACTTAGGTGACAAACTTGGAAAAAACAAGATGGTCAAAAAAGCGGAAACCAAAGAAGGTGTACGGACATTAGGTACAGGTAGTATTGCGGGTAGAAAAGGTGGTTTACCAAAACCAAGAGCTCACTCAGCATTTAACATGGCACTTAAAGAAAGTAACACAAAAGAAGTACAAGTTCTTAGAGAAAAGAATGAAGAATACAGAAAAGCATTAAACATCTTCAGAAATAAATTGAATGAAGTTGCGGTATTCAACTCAAACTTAGCATACGCTACACGTTTGTTCACTGAACACTCAACATCAAAACAAGAAAAAATCAATATTTTAAGAAGATTTGATGGTGTAGAATCAATCAAAGAATCTAAAGGTTTGTACAAAACCATTAAAGACGAACTTTCACCTACAACAAGTCAATCAATGAATGAATCATTTGAGCGTAAAATTGAAAACGCACCAACGACAGGTTCAGCGATTAACTTAATTGAGAACAAAACTTATGAAAATCCTCAATTCCTTAGAATGAAAGACTTAATGTCTAAAATGAAATAAAACATAAAAATAAACTAAACAAAAAAAAAACAAAAAAAAACTAAAATGGGAGCATTATTAGAATCAGGT